TATATTTAAGTAATGTTAACCCATTAGCTTCATTCCCAGGCACTGGTACTGCAGTTTATGGTCAGAAAACATTACAACGCCAAGCCTCAGCACTTGATCGTGTAAACGTTCGTCGTTTATTGATTTTGCTTAAGGGATATATTTCTCGAATTGCAACTAGTTTAGTATTTGAACAAAATTCTAATACTACTAGAAACAACTTCGTATCACAAGTTACCCCATATCTTGACAGTATTCAACAACGCCAAGGTTTGTATGCATTTAAAGTAGTAATGGACAGTACTAATAATACTGCTGACATAATCGACAGAAATGAATTGATAGGTCAAATCTACTTGCAGCCAACTAAAACAGCTGAATTCATTTACTTAGATTTTAACATTACACCAACAGGAGCTACTTTCCCTGCATAAGGTTCAAATCCAATAATATTTATTAACAAATAAAAAATTTAAAACAATGGCAATATTAGGATACGATGATATGTTTTTTACGCCCTTTGAACCAAAACAACCCCACAGGTTCCAGGTGTCAGTAGATAACGTTCCTGCATACATGATCAAAGGTGTAAGCGCTGTAAATTTACAACAAGGTGAGGTGATTCTGAATCACATTAACATCCAAAGAAAAGTTAAGGGTAAAACCACTTGGGGTGATGTGACGATGACACTGTTTGATCCAATTACACCTTCTGGTGCTCAAACAATTATGGAATGGGTTCGTTTATCACACGAATCTGTAACAGGTAGAGATGGTTACTCTGACTTCTATAAGAAGAGACTTACTATCAACGTTTTGGGTCCGGTAGGTGATATCGTAAGCGAGTGGGTTCTTGTAGGTGCTTTCATTAAAGATGCTAACTTTGGTGATTACAACTACGATACAGAAAACACAGCTGTAAACATCACAATGACTGTAGCTATGGACTACGCTATTTTGAACTACTAAGAATTATTCGATAATCATAAAAAGAGCTCGCATTTTTTGCGAGCTTCTTTTTTTTTCATATATGTATATAGGACAACAAATTAAGTTATAATAAAAATTATTTATGGAAAACAGATTTAGCGTACCTACAGAAATTGTAGAGTTACCTTCAAAGGGTCTAGTATACCCCAAAGAAAATCCTCTTTCAAGTGGAAAGGTTGAAATGAAATATATGACCGCAAAGGAAGAAGATATTTTAACCAACCAAAACTATATCCAAAAAGGCACAGTATTAGACGAGTTAGTCAAATCACTCATCATTTCCGATGTAAAGTATGATGATCTGATTGTAGGCGATAAAAACGCGTTATTAGTGGCTGCTCGCATTTTGGGTTATGGTAAAGATTATACCTTTATGTGGGGTGGTGAAGAACAAACCGTCAATTTATCTGAAATTGAGAATAAAGTTATTCTTGAGCATTTGTACACACCTGGAGTGAATGAATTTAAGTTTACTCTCCCATCAACAAACCTAGATATTACTTTTAAGCTATTAACCAGCTCTGATGAAAGACAAATTAATGCTGAATTGGAAGGTTTAAAGAAAATTTCTAAACTTAACGTTCCTGAATTGTCAACTCGTTTAAAATACATGATTACTTCTATTGAAGAAAATAGAGATAAAGCATATGTTAGAGAATTCGTAGACAAGTATCTATTAGCCCGTGACTCCAAGGCATTAAGGGAGTATGTAAGGGAGGTACAGCCAGACGTTGATCTGACCTTTTTTCCCGGAGGGAGCGACACAAAAGTTAACATTCCCGTTGGACTTAACTTTTTTTGGCCTGACGCCTGAGCTAGCTCGGGATTACAGAATTAATCTTTTTACTCAAATTCATGAAATAGTTTTCCATGGCCAAGGCGGTTATGGGTGGGAGACAGTCTACAACATGCCCATTTGGCTTCGTAAGTTTACTTTCTATAAATTGAAGGAGCATTACGATGAGAAGAATGATACTAAAGACAACGACTTAATTTCCCAAACTAAAGCTATTCGTGAGGGTAAAATCCCACTCCCTAAGCAATTCACAGGTAAATTAAAGCAACCTCCTAAGTATTAAAAAACTCGTAGCCTTTAATATTTATAATATATACCTTTATTAAAACATGGCTGCACAAAATCAACTTAGTTCTGCTGAAGTACAAGAACTTATTAAGTACTTACAAGTTGTAGATGGTTTAGAAAAATCTATTGCCCAACAAGAAGCAAATCGAATTGCTTCTATGACTACTGCTAGACAGCAACTTAGCCGTTTAAAAAGCGAATACCAAGACCTTACCAATGATATTTCTGATTCCCTCTCAGTATTTAAAGAGTTAGTATCATCTTTAGGTCATGCATCTTCAGGAGTTACAGTAACTACTAGAGCATATAAAGGTATTATTTCTTTAGCTGAAAAGCTTCAACTTCACCAAAAAGGCATAGTAAATTTAAATGAAAAGGATCTTAGTAAACTTGAAGAAAAATTAGCTATACAAAGGCAAAACATAATTAATTCTGAAGAAGTATTAAAAGCAGATGAACAAAGGTTAAGTAGTGAGCAACAATTAAAAACTTATGAAAAGGGAAGACTAGAAAACTTAATTAAAACCCTAGCCCTTAAAGAAAAAAATAGCACCATAACTGCCCAAGAAAAACTAGATTTAGCCCAATATCGTAAGGAAAACAGTAAGGTATATTTTGATCTTAAAAACATAACCAAACAACTTGAAAAAACCCGAGGTTACCTTGCCGAAATCCCAGGTATAATACAAGGCACAGATGAAAATTTTAGAGCAGTTGAAGCTACTATACGAAGAATTCAAGCCGAAGTTAAAGAGCAAAATTCATTATTAGGTTTAGGTGGGTCAATTATAGCAGGTTTAGGTACTGCTTTAGACAAATTAGGATTTGGTAAATTATCACAAGTTTTAGGTATAAGTCAAGCTACTTCCGAAATGGAAGAGTTTTCATCTAAAATTGTAAAAAAACGTAGTGAAGAGGCTAATTTAAGATATAAAGTAGAACAAACTCAACGGGATTTAGAATCTAAAGGTTATGATCAAGCTCTTCAAAAATTAGAAAAAGAGAAACAACTTGAAGAAGAAATAGCTGCTACTCGAGGTTTACTTAGTGATAAACAATTAAAAATTGGGGTTGGTGGTATAGGATTAAAACTAAAGCAACTTGAACTAGAAGCCACCCGATCCTCCATCAGTGAAAAAGATAGAGAACTCCACCAGCAAGCTCAGATAAACAACCAAAATAAGATTACTCTTAACCAGCTAACAGCTCAAAACGCTATGTATTCTGGTATGAGTGGGCATATTGCTGTTTTAGCTAAGGGCATAACAACAATGGGTAGTTCCTTATTCAAGAACTTAACTAACCCTATAACCCAAGCTACATTTATTGTAACCCAATTAGTAGATGCTTTTAAAACTATTGATAGCGGTGCAGGAAAGTTAGCCAAGGGTATGAACATCAGCTATGGTGAAGCCCTCAAAGTCCGAGAACAATTTGCAGAAATAGCAAAAAACTCAGACTCAACATTTGTAACAACTGAAAAATTAAGTGAAAGTTATTTAGCTATTAGTCAAGCATTAGGAGCTAATGTTAAAATAAGTGAAAAAGATTTAGATACATTTACTAAATTAAGAGAACAAGCTGGATTTACTAATGAAGAATTAGTTGGTATTAATAAGATATCAATGGCTACTGGTAAAAGTGTTGATGACACTGTTGCTGGTTTTATGGGTGCTGGTAAAGCATTAGCCATTCAAAAAGGGTTATCTATTAATATTAAGCAGTTGATGAAAGAAACTGCTAATGTTTCTAACGCCATTAAATTATCATTAGGCGCTACACCAGAAGCATTAGCTAAAGCTGCTGTTAAAGTTAAAGAATTAGGTATCAATTTGCAACAAGCAGATAGTATTGCTAATTCATTATTGCAATTTGAAAGTTCTATTACAGCCGAATTAGAAGCCGAGTTATTAACAGGTAAAGAAATTAATCTTGAAAATGCTCGATATTATGCTTTAATGGGTGATATTGGAGCAATGGCTGAGGAGATTAATAAAGAAATTGGAGGCTCAGCTGAATTTACTAAGATGAATCGTATCCAACAAGAAGCATATGCTAAAGCTGTTGGTATGTCAAGAGAAGAATTAGCTAATTCATTAGTAGAACAAGAAGCATTAAATAAATTAGGACGTTCATTAACTGAAGAAGAAAAGAATGCTTATGAATTTGCCAAACAAAAGTATGGTGAAGAAAAGGCAGCTAAAATGCTTGGTGAAGACCAGCTAGACACCATGATGGACCAAGCTAGTGTTCAAGAACGTTTTACTGCTGCTGTTGAAAAATTAAAAGATGTATTTGTCAGTATAGTGGATGGCCCTTTAGGATCAATGTTAAGTGGTTTAGCTACTTTATTAAGTAATGCTACAGCATTAAAAACAATTTTTGGAGCCATTGCCGGCATCATAGCTGGTCGAATGGTACTAGGCTTAACCATGATGATCCCAAAAATGGTTACCGCATTGGCTTTAGCCACAGGCCGAGCAGCTGCTGAAGTAACCGCTGCCGAAGCAATTACATTTGGTCTTGCTACTATTGGTATATTAGCAGGTTTAGGAGCAGTTATGGGTGCTCTCTCCAGCTATGGAGCCTCAGATACTTCTGGTTCTTCAACCCAATATGTTAAAGATGGTATGATTGATCCTAGTAAAGGACTTGTTATATCTAAACCTGAAGGTAGCATTGGCGGTAAAGTACAATTAAAACATCTCGCTCAAGGAATCCCAGGTGACAATGCATATTTAACTACTAATGATTTAATATCAAATGCTACACCTTCATCTGTACCTCAAACTGCTTTTTCACAATCTATTACTGCTACTCCTTCTTTAGGGATGCCTTCTTCTACTGAAGAATCTCAACAATTAAATACTTCTATATCAAAACTAACTGAAACTTCACAGTTACAAATAGAGGAACTTAAAAAAATAAATCAAGAAAACAAAACTATAAATAATGCTAGATTAGACAAAATGTCTAGTACTAACAATTTAAATGCAGTTAACGCTTTAAATAAAACAACAGCAACCGATTTAACTAAATCAACACTAGCTTCTACTAATGCTTCTTCTTTAAAATCTACTGAAACCAAATCAGATCAAGCTATTGTAGCTTCAACTAATTTAATAAAATCAACAATAGAAATTGTTAATAAACTTTCATCTTCTATATTAGGTACAGAAAAAATATCAAAACAAAATGTATCCGATGTTACTAATTTAAGCAAAACAACATCTAATTTAACCACAGATGCTACTAAGCTCGTTGATTCAACTAATACTGTTAATAATAAACTAACTAATACTTCTAATTTAAATGCGACTAATGCTTTAAATAAAACAAATTTAACATCTATTTTAGATACAGTTGATAAAACTCAACTTATTAAAGATGTAGCTAATCTTGAAACTCAAAAGATTAAAACTAGTGAAAATTATTTAAACACTACTAATCTTTTTCAACCTACACCTTTAAATAATGCTCCTGAAGCTAAATTAGTAAATGCTCCAAGCACAACTTCAACAACCACTGCTAATAATAATGAGGTTTCTACTGTTGTTAATAATACTGTTACTGAATCGAATGCCGCTACTACTAAAAAATTAGATCAGGTTGTAGAAGTTTTAACTCAAATATTAAACAAAAACTCTAATATTTACTTGGATGGAAGAACAATGGCTACTATCCAAAACATAGGCGCAGCGAGAACCTAATTTAATAATATTTATAATAAAAATATTTTTTATTAACTTTAAAAACATAAAAACATGGGAATTTTAGATTTATTAACCATTCAAGGCTCACCTTATAGCATTAATAATGGAGCTACTCCAAATTTAATTGCCTCTACTCCTCAATCAAAACTACATGGTACTTTTGATGGCAGACCTGGGTATTCTACTAACGGGGATTTTCAAGATGAAGTAAACCAGCAATGGCAAGCGTATAATGATGGTATGACTAACCCACTTCCTCAACCATCACAGCTTGACATGAACACTAATGTACCGCCTTCTTACGAAAGCACTTTCTTACCTAACGAGAATTAATTTATTTAAGTTTTAACTTTATGTATGGGCTTACTTCAAGGTGTTTTAACAGGAAAATTAGAAACGGCGTATAGGTCTTTAAAGTATAAAGAAGACTCTAATCAACCGTACATTGTTGTCCCTTTACCTGACTACACCGAAAGCTCTAAATACTCATCTGGAGCCCCTGACTTTATTCTAAGACAGGGCGCTCTGGATACTACCCCCGTAACCTCAGCAGACGGATGGGCTTCTCCTGTTGGGAAACTATTAAACATACTAAACCCATTTACTAGTGATGCTGATGGTACTCGGGTTCCTACAGATGCTTTAAGGGTTGGTAGGTTTTTATTTGATGATAAAAGCGTAGCAGGTGCTTTATTTACTGCTAAACAAAATCTTTTAGAAAGAACTCGTGTTAATGCTCCTGGATCAGGTAGACGAGTATATTTACCTACTTCAACTATATTTCAAGCCGCAGTTAGTCCATTTGGATTCCATTTAAATAAAAGTGGTTTAGATCCTTTAGATTTAAGTTATAGCGAAATTGGAAATGACAGTAATGGTTACCTTAAAACTACACTTTATAATGAAAAAAATGTTTCTAATTCAAATGGAAACAGATTAGTTTTAATTTACAAAACCAAACAAATTGGTCTTCCTACTACTACAGAAGCATTTTTTGCTCAAAATTTGTATGATATAGATGTTACCGATCCGAGTTATATTTACTCATACACTGGAGGTCCTAGCACTTTAGGAGGTTTTAGCAAAACAAGAGTTAGAATTGATGGTACGGGATATGGTGATCCAAGTGCTAGAACCAACAATTATAGCCCTAGTACTTTAAGACCTCAAGACAAAAATACATATGTATTTGGAAATTCTTTAATCGAATCTCAGGGAAATCGCGATAAAGATTCATCAATTATTTCTAAAGACTTTAGGCAGACTATTAATGAGTCCGTAGGAAAACAAGTACTACCATATACTGATTATGTATACTTTAATAGAACCACTACATACGTAGAAGACCGCCCAGTAAATTTTCCCTCTCTTGAAGAACAACAAGCAGCCCAACTAAATCCTAACATAACTACAGTATATGATGCTGTTAATAACACATCAATTAGGACTATAAATGAGGATAATGCTTCTGGGGGAGGTATTGATTTTATTGGTGATATTCAACAACAAGATTTAATTAAGTTTTATTTTGAAATATTAAATAATGATAATTTAAGTGGAAATGAAAACTGGTTTTTATTTTTTAGAGCATATTTAACTAACATGTCTGATAATTTTAAAGCAGATTGGCAATCATTTAAGTATATTGGAAGAGCTGAAAGTTTTTATAAATATAACGGGTTTTCTAGAGACATGTCATTATCATTCACTATATATGCTCATTCTAGACTAGAAATGAAGCCTTTATATGAAAAATTAAGATACCTTATAGGTACAACCGCTCCTGATTACTCACAAGCTGGTTATATGAGGGGAGTTATGCTTAAAGCTACAATAGGAGATTACATTTCCGGGGTGCCTATTATTATGAATAGCATTAACTTAAAACCTTCATTTGATGCGGGTTGGGACATAAATAGAGATGGAAATGGACTCGCAATAGCCGATGAACTCTACCAGCTACCTAAAATGATAGAAGTAGATTTAAGCTTTATTCCAATACATAACTTTACACCACAATTTAAGGAAAATTTTGTAAGTGGTTTTTAATGATTACTAAATGAACAGATATCAAAATATACCTATAGTAAGAAATTCACTTGGAACTCGTTATTACAAAGATAATAAGTACCCTAGGATTCCTTTGTCTGTTAATGATATTTACGTTATAACAACAGATGGTGATAGGTTTGATACATTGGCTACTCAATATTATGGTGATCCCTCATTATGGTGGGTTATATCAACGGCTAATGAAAGTTTGCCTCAAAATTCATTATTTATGCCATTAGGAACTCAACTTAGAATTCCAACTGATATTGCTGGGGTTATATCACGATATGATAGGTTAAATCGAAGCTAAAATATTAAATTAAGTTATGGCTGATCAAATTAAAAGAAATATTCTTGGTGAAGGATTTTTACCATATGTAAAAAAACAAATTGAAGTTAGACAAGAAGTGCTATCCCCTTCTGCACTAAACACCACATACAGCCCAGAAATTTTACGTTATATAACTACTAAAACTTCTTGGGTTAAATTAACCTCTGGAGTAAATGTAACTGAAGCCAAAGCTAAAGAATTAGGAGTACCTGGCCTTGCTGGGTCTCTATTGGCTAAAACTTCTGTTTTAGAAGCCGGAAAAAAATATTATGGGGGAGTATCAACTGAAGAAATTACTGATCCTACTACTGGTCAAACTACAACTCTTTCATTTGACAGTGAATTTACTAGAGGAGTAAACCCTAAATCCTTTGCCCCAGCATACGGATACACCCCAGGTATAGGATTACCATCTTTAAATGTAGGATTTAATCCATACCCTAATGACTTTACATCATACGGCCGCTCCCCAGTACCTGGTATTACTTCTGTAGATATTAAACCTATAGGACAACAAGGTGCTGTTAGAGAAGCTACAATTCAAATTATATGCCATAATCTAGCTCAATTTAAAATCATAGATGCATTATACTTAAGATTAAAATATAGCATCTTGTTGGAGTGGGGCCACAGCATATACTTTGATAATACTAAAAAGCTAATTACTTCTCCTAATTTTGATTTAGCAAATAACTATTTTATAGAAGAAGGAAATACTCAAGATGTTATTTTAGATAAAATAGAACAACAACGTAAAAAATCAGGAGGCAATTACGATGGGTTCTTAGGATACGTAACTAATTTTACATGGACTTACAGAAAAGATGGAGGTTATGATATCACACTTCATGCTCGTAGTGCTGGGGATGTTATAGAATCAATAAAAGTTAATGCTAATTACCCAGGTAATAGCCCTAAAAATGCAGGAACAACCTCAACAAATTTTACCCCAAGTCTTGAAGAGTATAGTTATGTTTCCCAACAAACCAGGGAGCGAATTGAAAACCCTGGAGACTCTGGATCATTAGATGTAGCCCAAGTATTCCCGGCCGTAATAGCTAACAAAAATAGATCTACTCTTAATCAAATTCTGTTTGGCATTAAAAGATTACTTGATGAATTTACTGCTAGCGACATAACACCCTCTATAAACGGATTTGGAGATAATTCTTCAATACAAAATACTGCTTGGCTTGCTACAAGTAATTTACCTTCTGTTACAAAGGACTTTGCTCAATATACTTTATCCCAACCCAACTTTGTACGTCAAGAAGAAGACCCAACTAAAGAAAACCATCTTTTAGTAAAACAAGAAGCATATAAAGTTGTATTTGATAACATTACTACTGCTCCCGACGAAACAGCAACTGGGGGTGCATTTTATTATATAAAATTAGGAACACTATTAAGAATTATAGAATCATTCCTATTAAAATACGACACTACCAGGTCCGATACCGCATTCGGTACAGGGAACTCATATGCCCCGTTATTTTATATAGATTACGACTATGATGAAAACGTATGTTTTATTATCCCTAAACTAGTAAGTGCTGACCCAAAAGTTTGTTTGGTTAAACCTACAGGCCTTGCTGCTTCTACTTCTACAGATAGTAGTACTACTCAAACTCCAATTACTGTTTATGAAGTATACGACGATAAAGTACCCAAAGCTCCTGGCTTTAATCCTGAAGTAGACCCAAAGTATAAAAAACTATTAGATACAGATCCTCGTATAATAAGTGAAGATGAATATAATGCTATAAATCTCGGAGGTAGAGTATATGTAACTAGTGACCCAAATGTAACTGAAGAGCCCATTAGTGACGGACAAATTCTTTCCGATGGAGAAGTAAAAAAATTAAATGAAACATACAATGAAACATTTGATGTATTAAACCAATTTGGAACTTCTACTACTGTTCAAATAGTACAACGCCAAAGATATGTTAAAACATCCGTTACTCCTTCACAAATAGCTGAATTAGAAGCAAATGGAGGAATATTGTCTTCTATAGAACCTGGGTATAGAACTTCTTTTCCATTTTTGGGGAAATTTATGCATACTTTGGTAAATATGGATTTTATTTCTTCTACTATTACTAGCAATATAGATAAGGATGGAAATATATCTATATTTGAACTCATTCAAAGTATTATGAATGGAATTCAAGCCGCTACTGGCTACATTAATGACTTTAAAGTCATCTATAATGAAAACGCTAATGTGCTTTACATCCAAGACTACAACATCCCCCCAGAACAAATGAAGTATGTTAAGTCTCTTAATGCTGACAAAAAATATAGTAATAATAACCCTGACTCAACACCTACTAAACTTAATATTAATTTAGTACAAAATACATCTGAACTAAATGGTACATTTAATGGTCGGGGCAGTTTTGTAACTGATGTTCAAATTAAAACCGAACTAACTAATAATTTTGCTACTCAAATTACAGTAGCAGCGCAAGCCAGTGCTAACAAAGTAGGAGCGGATGCTGTAGCTATAAGTAGACTTAATGTTGGGTATACGGATAGAATTGTAAAAAAGAAATCTAGTAAGAGTGATGATGATATTGATGATCTCAAATCTAATGTAGCATACTCTGATAATTTAACATTAAGAGGTACACTAATATCCAACATTAATGATAGAAGTGTTAATGATAATGATATTAATAATGCTAAACAATCTTTAGTAGACTTATACAAATATGAAATAGGGCAGTATACCAAAAATAATAACATTCAAGGTAAAGGATTTATACCTGTAAATCTTAACCTAACAATGGATGGTATTAGCGGTATAAAATTGTTTGAAGCGTATACTATTAATGATGAAATATTACCATCAAATTATCAAAATGCTATTAGATTCATAAATAGAGGAGTTACCCACAAAATAGACGATAAAGGTTGGGTCACAATGCTAGACAGCCTTGGAGGTCCAAACACAAAAACTCTTGTTCCTTTACAAGAAAACTTTGAAGTATCTGTTTCTGCTGCTGGAGGAGGAGGTGGAGACGGCGGAGGAAGCTATAACAAAACTATCCCCCCAGAAATTGTAGGAACCACAGCTAATGCCGATCTTCTTAGAGCAGCATTATCCCGTTACCCCTCAGGCCTATATAAAGAAAACTCTAAGGAACTTTCTAGCTCAGGAAATGACATAACAGTAAACGCTAAGTATGCTGCTGAAGTATTCTTAAGTAAGTTATATGCTGCTTACCCTAGTTACCGCATAACATTTACAGCAGGGAATGATACCTATCACGTTGCTAAAAGCCCTGGAAGTACACATACTGTAGGTCTTGCTTTTGATATTAAAATTGAGGGCATAGCAACCAAATCCAACCCAGCCAGTTATACAACAGAGGAAATTACAAAAATAAACAACGTAATGAAACTTATAAAAGACTCAGGATTTACTTATGTATTGGATGAATACAGATACCCATCAGCAAATTCTACTGGAGGTCATATACACTTTGATATAAGATAAAAATAAACTATGACTTATATCCCTAAAAATAAAATCCAAGCCGGTCTTTACACAAAGGGAGGAGAATACTCCTTAGTTTCTAACAGACAACCATATTCTGGGTATTATTATAAACTCGCTACTGGGAAAGCATTTTCGGGTAAAAATATTAATGACCCTAATTCTAAAGAATTAATTCCTACACCATTTATAGACGGCGGAGGAAGTAATCTGGTTAACCCACCAATCCCTTATTCCCCTTTACTCCCCACAGAACAAGATTATAAAAATGGAAGCTTTAATCGTTATTTTAGTTTAAGACTAAACCAACCTTTGTTTGTAGAGATTTCTAAAGCTACTGTAAATTTATTTTCTAAAAAAGATTCAAGTGTACCTTGGAAAACTAATAAAACGTTTTCTTTAACTTGGCAATTAACAGGAGACATAAACCAAGTTGCTCAAACAAATAAAAACATAACCGAATTAACTGAACAAAGATCAGAAGCATACGGGTTAAGTGTTTACCTAAAAGAGGATTGGACACAATACTATAAAGAAAAACCTTAACTTGATTTAAGATAGTTTTTTAGTATATTATGGGAAATAAAGGTTATGTACTACTTAATAGAAAGTCAACATCAATTTGAGGAGTTTGCTCAACAGCAAATTGACCGATGCTTTGTTGAACTTATTTTGAATCATGATTTAGTACATCCTGCTTTAAATGATGTTTCATTAGTCTACATCAGGCCGGAAGGTGATAAAAAAGGGTATATTATTCCGATTTCACATAATGAATCGTTTTCTATTCCGTTTCAACAAGTAAAAAAATTTATAGCAAGTTATAAAGAAGTATTTGTTAGGGATAAAAAACTAAGTATGTATTTTTTAAATAAAAAGAATTTAATACATGCTCCAATTCAAACTAAAGACATATCATTTCCTATTTATGGTTATTATTATAGACAGTACCCAAACCGAAATGATATAAATAAGTTTATTCCCATTGCTAAACATTATGAACGCTGTGAAGAATATTTTCAACATGTAGACTTTACCCCACAATCTGAATTTTATAATAAAGCAATAGAGTTATTCCATGTAATAGAGTCAAGCGGTATTAACGTGAATACATCGCTAATACACGATTACTTCACACCAGGCAACGCCCTCCATTCAATAAAATCTGATGTGGTTTACTCGCAGTATAATGTGGATACTACAACTAAAAGACCGTCAAATAGTTTTAATGGTATTAATTTTGCCGCGTTGCCTAAAGATGGAAGTAGACAAGCCTTTGTTTCGGCTAATGGGAAGTTTGTTGATATTGACATTGATTCTTACCACCCAACCTTAATTGCTAAACAAATTGGTTATAGTTTTGGAGAAGAGTCAATACATGATCATATGGCTCAAATGTACGGGGTAGATTATAAAACAAGTAAAGAACTTACCTTTAAACAATTATATGGAGGTATTTTTGATCAATATAAAGATTTAGAATTTTTCTCTAAAACCCAAACATTAATAGATACTTTATGGGAACAGTTTAATACTGAGGGTTACATTGAATGTCCTATATCAAATCATAGATTTTATAAAGAACAACTACTTAATATGGGTCCTCAAAAGTTATTTAACTATTGGGTCCAAAACTTAGAGACATCACAAAACATTTTAATACTACAAGATATATTACCAATAATAAAAGGTCATAAAACTAAATTAGTATTGTATACTTACGATGCTTTCCTATTCGACATTAGCAAAGATGAATTAGAATTGTTAGAAGATATATGTTCTGTTTTTGCTAGTTATGGCTTAAAATATAAGATGAAGTATGGATACAACTACTATAACCTTAGTTTGCTCACAACATATGTATAATAAACCTTATGGGTTTGATATAACAGACTTAAACTTTGATGATGTGAGTAATAAACTATTTTGCACATTTTCAGAATTAGATGAGATTGACAATCTTATAGACAATATAAAAAGTCAGTACGATGTGCTGTATAATAAAATATTTGTCTTACAGATTAAGAATAGTGATGAATATGTTTGCACATATAACATTGACTACTCCAATTTAAATGAAATTCCTGAAAACACTATATTGGTTCACCGTAAAAAGGAAACCAACACACTATATACTATTAATGCGCTTAATGAATTGATTAAGAAGCTAAATGGTGGTGTAGTGGACGTGACCTATAGAATCAACTGGATGCACTACAGAAACTGTATCCTATTAACCCAACATAATGAATTAAAACAATTAAATACAAAAGTGTATAAGATTGTTGAGTTGTAATTTATTGGTAACTAACGTTAACGCTGAATACTTAAGACATGGCCGTTTATAAGCTCTTTGAAGCAAGTTTGGCCTTATTATAAATAAGTAGTATATTATATTAACAATTTAAAAACCAAATTTTTATGGACATTAATGCTATTAAACAGAGATTGAATTCTCTACAGTCGTCCGGACAGAAAAAAGAAAAGGTCGATTATTCCAAGTACTATTGGAAACCAAAACAAGAAGGTAAGTATCAAATCCGAATTGTACCTTCAATCTTAAACAAAGAAAATCCATTTCAAGAAGTGTTTGTACACTACGGATTCTCTAAATTCCCTATTTATGCTTTAACCAACTGGAGTGAAAAAGATCCTATTGTTGAGTTTGCAAAACAACTTCGCGGCACAAGCGAGAAAGAAAATTGGCAACTGGCTAAGAAATTAGATCCTAAAATGCGAGTTTTTGCTCCTGTAGTTGTACGTGGTGAAGAAGATAAAGGTGTTCGCCTTTGGGAATTTGGTAAAGAAATCTATATGCAATTGCTTGGCATCGCTGAGGATGAGGATTATGGAGACTTTACAGACATTAATGACGGTCGTGACTTTACAGTTGAAGCTGTAATGGGTGATATTGGTGGTCGTCAAGGTATCAAGTGCTCAATTCGTGTTAAACCAAAAACATCACCACTTGGTACAGATAAAAATGAAATCAAGTCTTGGTTGTCTGAACAACCTAATGTTTTAGAACTTCAAAAGAAAAATACATTTGAAGATCTTAAGAGCATTTTAGAGAAATTCTTGAATCCTGAAGCAGAAACTGAGGAAGAAGAAGTAGTAGCGCCTGTAAAAGCAACTAACGCTGCTCCTAAAGACTTGCCTTGGGAAGATGATGAGGATGAAGAAGAAGCTCCTGCCCCTAAAGCTAATTATGCTTTGAAGACAGCTCCTACTAAAACATCCAAGTCAGCTAAGTTTGATGCTTTGTTTGAAGACGAAGAATAAAAATTAATCAATACAAATTATGGCTAAAAAGAGAGAATCTTTAATGACAGCGGTCTCTGAAGAAATCAAGGCGAATTTTAACCTTGATAAATTCAAAGAGAAAAAACTACTTAACAGTACAGTTAAGTTTAAAGAGCAAAGATGGATCCCATTTTCAGAAGCATTACAAGATTCAACTTCACTTCCAGGTGCAGCCATAGGTCATATTAATCTTTTAAGAGGACACAGTAACACAGGTAAAACAACAGCTTTACTTGAGTTGGCAATTAATGCCCAGAAAATGGGCATTTTGCCTGTGTTCATTATTACAGAGATGAAATGGTCTTGGGAGCACGCTAAACAAATGGGTTTTCAAATTGAAGATGTTGTTGATACAACAACAGGTGAAATTATAGACTATAAAGGTTTCTTCTTATATATTGACAGAAGTACATTAGGTACTATTGAAGATGTAGCAGAGTTTATAGCCGACTTGTTAGATGAACAAAAGAAAGGTAATTTGCCTTATGATTTATGTTTCTTTTGGGATTCAATAGGATCTATACCTTGTAAAATGAGTGTTGAAGCAAATAAAAATAATCCAATGTGGAATGCAGGTGCAATGTCACAACAGTTTGGAAATTTTATTAATCAACGTTTCCCATTATCACGCAAAGAAAGTTCACCATTTACTAATTCAATGGTAGCAATTAATAAGATCTGGATCGCACCAGCTGAAAATATTTTTGCTCAACCTAAAATGAAAATGAAAAATGGTGAGACAATGTTTTTAGATGCTTCAGTTGTAATCACATTTGGTAATATTACTAATAGTGGTACTAGTAAATTAAAAGCAACCAAAGACGGGAAAGAAGTAGAATTTGCTGTCCGTACTAAAGTATCAGTAGATAAAAACCACGTTACTGGTCTGCAGACTAAAAATACAGTAGTAGCTACAGTTCATGGTTTTATTAGCGATGATAACCAAGATGTAAATGAGTATAAAAAACAACATGCTCATGAATGGGTACACATTCTAGGAAGTCTTGAGGGTATTGGTCTTGCTGAGGATAAATCCGAATGGGAAGAAAGTAAAGAGAATATAACTCTGATTGACGAAGAATAATATGGATAAAAAAGACTTGCTTAAGTTATTAAATAATGTAACTTTAGATGATAAAAAACCTGCAACCTTTAACAAACATGATAGGGTTTTAATTATAGATGGTTTAAATCTATTCTTACGTAACTTTGCAGTCATTAACTATGTTAATCAAGAAGGAGTTCATATTGGAGGATTAGGAGGATTTTTACGATCATTAGGTTTCCTAATTAATCAAAATACCCCTACCTCTGTATACATTGTATTTGACGGAGTTGGTTCGACCTTAAATAGGAAGAACCTTCTCCCCGAATACAAATCAGGCCGCAATATACAGCGAATGACTAATCATGAAACGTTTGATGATTTGGATGAAGAAAATGATTCTAAAGTAAATCAAATTGCACGGTTAGTACATTATTTAAAATGTTTACCTATCCACCTCATATCACTTGATAAGGTAGAGGCCGATGATATAATAGCGCATTTAGCGAATTATATGGCGGAAAAACACAATTCAAAGTGTGTTATAGTATCCGCCGACAAAGACTTTTTACAATTGGTTAATAACAATATTACTGTGTATAGTCCTATGATTAAGGAATACTATACTCCACAAACAGTAATAGAAAAATTTGGATTACCTCCTAAAAACTTTATATTATATAAGACACTTTTGGGAGACAATTCAGATAAAATACCAGGATTAAAAGGGTTAGGACCTAAAAAACTATTTAAGTTCTTTCCTGAATTAACTGAGCAAGAAATGTCTTTAGAGGATTTACATGACATTTGCGAAAGTAAATACAAGGATAATGTTATATACTCAAAGTTCATATTTGAATATGAAACATTACAGAAACACTATAAATTAATGGATTTAGGTAATCCATTGGTGGATGCAGAAGAAAAGCAGTATATTGAAAGTTTAACACTTATACCTACAGAAAAGATTAAAGTGACTGAATTTTTAAAAATGTATAATGAGGATGGGTTAAAACACGTTTTAACCAATGCTGATTATTGGATTAGAAACACATTTACAACATTAAGTAGTTTTAAATAATAAGTTATGACATTAAGTACATTGGCACAGTATGGAGCACACTTCCAGACTAAAGTATTATCTTCCTTACTAACACACAAAGAGTTTTTAACTAATATCCATGATATTCTAAGTGAAGAATACTTTGATAATAGTGCTCATAAGTGGATTATAAGTGAGATTTTAAAATACTATGAAAAGTATCACACCATGCCTCGCATGGAAATACTTAAAGTAGAAGTTAAAAAACTAGAAAACGAAGTACTACAAGTATCAGATAATGAGCAAC